TCATGCTGCATCTCCTGCGTGATAGTTAATGGCGGCAAGGATTAAAATTGCATAAAGCTGCCAGTCGTGCCATGTAATGCCAGCGGTTGCTAGAATTACGCCAATCAGTAACGAGACCATGAGCGGAATTTTCATGCCGGAACCTCAACTTCAAATGTGACTGATTGCTGGCCTTGGCAACCTCTATAGGCATATTCTTTCGCCTCTTCTTCGGAATGCCATGTTCTGCTCTGTTCGCCGTCCAATGGATATTTATTGATCCATACTGTCCGAGTTACCTTCTTCATCGGTCGGCTATTGGGCGGCAGGGCGAAGGTGAGACTATCTACTATTGAATATCCACGTGTTCCATCGCCAAATTCAACAGAAATCATATTGCTTGTTATGCCGGTCGCAATAACAGCATTCCCTTTAAGCATCATCGCCGTCCCCTTTCGCACCGGATGACCCTCGATCCAGCACAGCGGCGGCGGGATGCTGGCGAGATCGACTGCGGGCGGGATGTCCCATGCGAACGCGTCTTGGTTTGCATGTACGCAAGCGGCATCGCCAATATTTACCACTCCCAGCCATTCGCGAGAATGAATTTGCCAAACCTTATCTCCAACATTCAGCGGGCGGCCATGCAGGGTAAATTCAGTGGTCATGCGGATTCCTTTAATAAATTGAATGCTGTTGCTGCCACGACTGGAATTTGCCCATTCCCAATGACCCTAAGTTCGACCATTGCGCCGGCCATCCCATCAACCACGCTGCATTGGCCGGGTGCGGTTTGCCAAATACTTGAACGAATGACCTGGCGCACTGCCATTTTTGCATTGACGGAGCCGAGTAGTTTGCTGTGCAAGTCGGTGTGTGCAAGTAACCAATGCCGTTCCCGAATGTGGTCAGCACCCAAGTCCTTCGCGCTAAGGGTAATTGCCTTGGTTTTGTAACCCATAGATCGTAGGCCTTCCGCTGCATGTTCAATTGCGCGCTTTGAGACGTTTTCGGCAAATACGTACCTGGGAGCGACATCTGCCACGATCCGCCGCATTTCCGGCCAGAGATCATCTGCATTATTTTTCCCTGAAGCTGCGGAGCTATAGGCTTGGCATGGAAACCCGCCAGAAACCACGTCAACACGTCCGCGCCATGGTCTGCCATCAAAGGTTCGCACGTCATCCCAAATCGGGAAAGGCGCGAGTGTTCCGTCGTTTTGTCTGGCCAGTAATACTGATCTGGCGTAGGCGTTATATTCAACGGCGCAGACGGTGCGCCAACCGAGCAGATTTCCGCCCAAGATACCCCCGCCTGCTCCCGCGAAAAGTGCGAGTTATCGTAGGCCTTCATCATTACGTTGCTGATCGACCATGCCATTCAATTTTTCTCCAGTTCGTTGCGGGTGAGGGTGGTCATTAGGCGGCGCGTGTTTGGAAATCAAGCGTATTCAGCCAGGTATAGATCGTTGAATGGTCCTCGCCATAAAAATCCGCTAACACATCGACAATATCCTCGGCAGATGGCGGGTAGGACTCATCGTTCGGCGTCACAGCATCAATCAGCGCATCAACTATTTCCGACACTGGCATGCTGGCAAGTCTCGGACCCTCGATCAGCTGCTGGTCGGCCAATTCCTGCAAGCGCACGCGTTCGGCTTCGGCATCAAGCCGCTTCGTTTTGGCGGCCAGGAACTCGTTTAGCTCTGGGATTGTAGTTATCATGACGCCACCTCCGATCTTAAAGTTGCCTCGTTGCTGGAAACCAATTTTTCGAACGAGGCCAGTGATTGAGCCATATCGTCAATAAATTCCTCATCGCGGAAAATTCGCTTTACGTACATGTCCTTGCCAACCGAAGAAAGATCCGGCACGAACATGATGAAATCGCACCACTTGCGATTGGTGATCCAATTTCCGCCCATCATCTGATGCAGGTATTCGGATACGTCTCCGGTACGCCACATAGCCATTATTTTGGCGCTATCGATCGGCCCCTTGATTTCAATCAGTCCGTCATCATCGACAAGGCCATCTGTGCTATAGCCGAAAATACCATCATCCGTAACGCATATCCCGGCCTCGGTGACGAATGCGCCTGTGCGCGCCTCGTAAATCATCCTGGCTTCTGCTTCTACCTGGTGGCCGCGCTCCAGCACCCATGCTTTGATAGGCTCGCCGTGCGGCTTTCCACTGATGCGTTCAATGGCAAGATCGGCGGCGTAGCGCTTAGCCTCATCCGAGAAGTCCGTAGTCTTCTGGCCTGCAATGGCAGCGGCGATCAAGGCCGAGCTAGGAACAGCCTTGTATCCGGCATCGGCAGCGGCTTGCTTTTCCGATATTCCAGTGAGAACGGCGGCAACATACTTCGATTGCCTTTCGTCAAGTCCACCAACCTGCTTACACGCTACTGAAAACATGCTGGCCGTTATCCTTCCACATCTTGCATCCATCCACTCTTGAGTGCCCTGTGGGGCTTCAATGAATCTCATGATTTCTCCTGCCATTATCCGTTATTAGCAGAATCCATCGCCGCGACAAATTCATCATCGACGGGTTCCGGATTCGGGTCGGCTGGCGGCATTTCAACCGTGCGCGCTTCGTCATTCGCCCGCATCTCGGCCCGATGGCTGGCAATGGAATCCTTCAGCCTTTTGTGATCGTTTGGCTGCTTTACCAATCGGCCATTGTTCTCTTTCCAGTATTTCAGCGCATCGGCATCTGTCTTGGTGGCGATAGCTTCGGCGATCATCGGCATGACATCAACAGTCACTTCATCGGCATGACCCATGTCGCGTATCTGTTGCGGCGGCAGGTCAAACGCCTCTTCAACAGACATCATTCCGCCGATAGCGCCAGGGAAAACCGCGCGAACGCCTTCTGCGATACAACGTGCTCTCAGCATGGCTTGCGGATAATTCTTCCAGTTATCCTTATTCGTCAGCCCGGCCTTTTTTGCTTGCTCGAATGTCCATTCGACGCGAAGGGAACCCCCTTGCTTGTGCGAGAAAGTACCGACCGCATGGGTAGAATTAATTTCTTCCCACGAAACCGAACCGCCAGCCGCTTGGAACCGCGCAAGAATCGAATGCGTCTTGCGGGCTGGTCGGCCTTGCACAATGTCAAAATCCTGCACGGCGGTCATCGGATGGCATCCCTCAGCCTGCGCAATCAGCATCAAGCTCATGGCCTGCGATTCATCCTTGGCGCCGAACAACTTAGATCGCACAATATAACTGGCCATGCTTTCCAACTCGTTAAACGGTACGATATTGCTCATGTTCATCTCCATAAAATTGAAGTTGGTGGCCGGTGCGGGTCTCATCTCCGGCGACTTGAATCGTTTGCTGCGATCTCTGGCAATCTTTTCCTACACCGTCAACAATCGACATAGTGCTAGTCCAAGTCAGGTCACTATGCTCTGCGCGCCCGCTTGCGCATTCACCAACAAGTCAGGCCCGTCACTTTGCAGGGAGTCGATGCTAGTGCTTTCCGTTATGGGTTAGCTGTACCGCCGCCTACTGGTGAGCCGCCTTAACCGCCCTCAAATGGTACGGTCCAGATTGCAATCTTCTGACTATGCAGGGAGTAACGACCCTGACTTGTTGGTGCCGGGTGCTCAGCGACCCGGCCCGCTTCCCTACTATCTGTTAGTCCTACCTAGGAATTACGGCAGGACTGCAATCATATCAAAACGTCGCCGTCGGAAGGTTACTTCATCAATTTATATGTATGCGGTGCTGTGCTTTGTCGTCGCATATATCCTCCATAGTTAGTGGTAAATTATCGGTCAAGCAGGCCGACATGCTAAATCCTCGGCTGAATTTTCCTTATCTCTCGCCGTATGTGAATCTGTTCAGCCAGAATGTCGAAATGCTCGTTGACGCTGTATAGACCAGCCGGTTTGTTAATCATCCGATCCGACTGGCGATTGAGATCAGACAATCGTGATTTCAGGCCATGCAAGCGGTGAGCGCGAGCTATTTTCGTCGCCACAGAATTCAGTAATTCTAGGATACTTCCTTTGATCTTGTCCATTTTTATTCCAGTTGTTGACCATGTTGATGATGTTGTTTTCACGCTCGGAAATTTCAGCGTATCGCGCTCGGATTTGATCGTCAGTCATCCGATGCTTTTCAAAAATCCGGCCAGATCCGTAACTCCGAAGATCACCATCACAGCGTACAAAATCTGATGATCTTCGATCCATTGTCCGACGCGCTTCATGGCTGCTTGTGCATCGCTGCAATTACTTCGGTGCGCAATTCGGCACGAGCTGCATCGGCATCCTGTTTCGTATCGTGACGATGTTCTTTCCAGCTTGGCAGGTAGTCATCGCACCAGTTCGACAGTGATTCCATCAAGCTAGTATTGATGATCTCGAACAAGCTGATCTTGCTGCCGGTCAAGGTAACGTCGCATACCATGTAACCGTCCTCGTCTTGCTCGCCATACAGATCGATCTTCAGGCCGCAGTGATCGTGCGCAACGGAAAGCAGTGTAAATTCAGGCGAAACAGTCGGCTGTGTCATGGTATTTTCCTTCGGCAAATTGTACAAATTTACGAACATCTTTTCTCTCTGGTAATCGTTGCGAAATCCACTCCATGAATGATATGCTTCGATCCGTTGCCAGGTACTCGCGGAAATCTTCCTTGGTCATGATTCGCTCCGTGTTTTCGTTGCGATGAATGAACTATAGCAAAAAGAATTTACAACCGCAAGAACAATTTTCAAATAT